CCAAGTACCTCGGCGTTCCATCCTGTGCTTATCAGGTGGACAATTTCACTATCAGCAAGAACGGCATTCTTTCCTTCGACAACAGCACCAAGGGCGAACAGCTTATTGAGCGACTTTGCGCAATGGGCTTTGAAGCGGAGATCGAGGAAGTCACAGACGGGCTTTGCATTGAGCTTCCACTGAATGACGCCACCGAAGCCGCGATTGACAACCTGCGCCGGATGGTAGACAGCAAAGCGATGCTCATCAAAAAAGCACTCGGTGCGGACAGCTTGGAAATCGAGCTCACCGACGAGCGCATTCGCTTTCCTTGGTTCGACCGCATTCCCGAGCCGGAGGTCATCAACGCGGCGGCTCACTTAATTGGAAAAATGCTTGCTGCAGCCAAGAACCAGAAGCGTGTGACTGCCAAGGAAAAGGAAACGGACAATGAGAAGTACGCTTTCCGCTGCTTCCTCCTACGGATCGGCTTCATTGGCGAGGAGTTCAAGGAAACGCGTCGGACGCTTCTTCGAAACCTGACTGGCAGTGCCGCATTTCGCTCGGGAGCCAAGAAGGGCTTCAGCGCTGAAGACATGGACGCTGCCACCGACGACCCCGCAGTAGTAGAAGAGGTAAAAGACCTTCTAAACGGAGAGGAGGCAAACGATGAGATTTCCGAGTAAAGAAATCGTCGAGCGTATCCGCCGCCAGTATCCGGCTGGTTGCCGCGTGGAGCTTCTTCGCATGGACGACATGCAGGCTCCGCCCATCGGCACCAAGGGCATAGTAACCGGCGTGGATGACACAGCAAGCATACTGGTCAACTGGGACAACGGCAGCGGACTGAACGTGGTCTATGGCGAGGACATTTGCCGGAGGTGCGACGATGACAGATAAAGTGCGTAAACAGATCCTGGCTATTCGCGACACGGGGCTGACGAATATGTTTGATGTGGTAGCGGTGCAGCGTATCGCAAATGACATGGGCTTCTGCGAGCTGGTATTGTACCTCGAAGAAAACCGCAAAGAATATGCTCATTTCATCCTGACCGGGGAGGCGTAATTTACACACTTTCGGCTCGAATAGTTGGTGCATATATCCCGGTTTGTATCTCTGAATTGACTTGCTATCGTGTGCTTTCAGAACGAACATACACATACAAAACGAAGGGAGAACGACCATGTGGAAAGAAGGAAGCATCAAAGTTGGAAGCAGCATCATTCACTACTGGGTGAAGTGTTTTGAAGAAGGATCGCAGTACGGCATCGAGAAGGGCCGCATTTCCAAACTCATGCTAAAACGCGATGGTGAGATCATCGCCAATTACGACAGAGGTTGGGATATAGAACCGCTCGATTCGGATGCAGAGATTGCCCTTGCGATTCTGATGAAAGAACACAACTAACCCGATTAAAATTAAATCCCGGAATGGAGCCTTGCGGCTCTGTTCCTCGTTAAGTAAGACCCATCGAGGTCTATTTTTTATGCCTTTTTGAAGGAGGTGACTGCATATCCGAAAACTCAAAAAATACAAACCAACTGCTTTTAAAGCGAAGGACGCTTATTACAGCAAAGAAACGGCCGATTATGCAGTCGCATTCATCGAGGCACTTTCCCATACCAAAGGCACCTGGGCGGGAAAACCCTTCGAGCTGATTGACTGGCAGGAACAGATTATCCGAGACGTGTTCGGCACTCTGAAACCCAATGGCTATCGGCAGTTTAATACCGCCTATGTAGAGATACCAAAGAAGATGGGAAAATCAGAGCTCGCCGCCGCTGTCGCCTTGTTACTGACCTGCGGTGACAATGAAGAACGCGCCGAGGTCTACGGCTGCGCGGCCGACCGCAATCAGGCCTCCATTGTTTTTAACGTGGCGGCGGATATGGTGCGCATGTGCCCAGCACTGTCAAAGCGGGTGAAAATTCTTGATTCGCAGAAACGGCTCATATTTCAACCAACCGGTAGCATCTACCAGGTCTTGTCTGCTGATGTGGGAAACAAGCACGGTTTCAATACCCACGGCGTCGTGTTTGATGAGCTGCACACCCAGCCTAATCGAAAACTGTTTGATGTCATGACCAAGGGCAGCGGCGATGCCAGGATGCAGCCACTGTATTTCCTAATCACCACTGCCGGGGACAACCAAAACAGCATCTGCTGGGAAGTACACCAAAAGGCGCTGGATATCATCGACGGCAGAAAGAACGATCCCACCTTCTATCCAGTGATTTATGGTGCGGCTACCGAGGATGATTGGGCTGATCCGAAGGTGTGGAAAAAGGCAAATCCGTCACTAGGCATCACCGTCAGCATGGATAAAGTCAAAGCAGCGTTTGAGTCAGCCAGGCAAAACCCAGCTGAGGAGAATAGCTTCAGGCAGCTTCGACTGAACCAGTGGGTCAAGCAGGCAGTGCGTTGGATGCCGATGGACAGATGGGATCAATGCGCGTTCCCCGTGAACGAAGACGCTCTCGGAGGGCGGGTCTGTTACGGCGGGCTCGACCTTTCAAGCAGTACGGATATAACAGCGTTCGTACTGGTCTTCCCGCCACTTGATGAGGAGGACAAATATAGCGTGCTCCCGTTCTTCTGGATACCAGAGGACAACATTGATCTTCGGGTCCGGCGCGATCATGTGAATTATGACGTTTGGCAGAAACAAGGGTTTTTGTTAACCACCGAGGGAAATGTGGTGCATTACGGCTTCATTGAAGCGTTCATTGAACAGCTGGGCACGAAGTACAACATCCGCGAGATTGCTTTCGATCGCTGGGGCGCAGTCCAGATGACACAGAATTTGGAAAACCTCGGCTTTTCGGTCGTCCCGTTTGGACAGGGTTTCAAGGATATGTCACCGCCGACAAAGGAGCTAATGAAACTAACATTTGAAGAGAAAATCGCGCATGGCGGTCATCCGGTCCTTAGGTGGATGATGGATAACATTTTTATTCGAACCGATCCTGCCGGAAACATCAAGACCGACAAGGAGAAGTCCACAGAGAAAATTGACGGTGCGGTGGCGACGATTATGGCGCTTGACCGCGCAATTCGGTGCGGCAACGAAAGTGGAGCTTCGGTCTATGACGATCGCGGCCTGCTTGTTTTTTAGTAAAGGAGATTGATGTCTATGGGAATACTGCAAGGAATATTCAAAGCGCGCGACAAGCCTAAAGATGCACTCGGGAGCAGCCGCTACAGCTTCTTTTTCGGCAGCACCAGTGCGGGCAAACCAGTAAACGAACAAACAGCCATGCAAATGACGGCTGTGTACAGTTGTGTGAGGATATTATCCGAGACGTTGGCGGGGCTTCCGCTCCATATCTACCAATACAACGATTCCGGAGGTAAAGAAAAACACCTTAAGCACCCGCTGTACAAACTGCTCCATGACGAACCCAACCCTGAGATGACTTCGTTTGCATTTAGAGAAACGCTGATGAGTCATCTTTTATTATGGGGAAATGCTTATGCGCAAATCATACGAAACGCTCGCGGCGAAGTCCTTGCGCTTTATCCGCTGATGCCAAACAAAATGACGGTCGACCGAGATTCAAACGGTCGGCTTTTCTATTTATACCAGCGCAGCAACGAGGACACTCCCTCCCTCGGAAAAGACAGCCAGGTTTACCTGTCTCCCTCTGACGTTCTTCATATTCCTGGCCTCGGCTTTGATGGACTGGTTGGCTATTCTCCCATTGCAATGGCGAAGAATGCTGTGGGACTGGCCATTGCCACTGAGGAATACGGTGCAAAATTTTTCGCTAATGGAGCCGCTCCGGGCGGAGTGCTGGAACACCCTGGCACCATCAAGGACCCACAGAAAATTAAAGAGTCCTGGAACGCAGCCTATCAAGGCAGCGGAAACTCACATCGGGTAGCCGTTCTTGAAGAAGGCATGAAGTATCAGCCAATCGCGATATCACCGGAGCAGGCCCAGTTTCTGGAGACTCGAAAGTTTCAGATCAATGAGATCGCCCGTATTTTTAGGGTGCCACCTCACATGCTGGCTGACCTTGAGAAATCGTCTTTCTCCAACATCGAGCAGCAATCCCTTGAGTTCGTGAAATACACCCTGGACCCTTGGGTAGTGCGCTGGGAACAGTCCATGTGCCGCGCCCTACTCATGGAGAGCGAAAAACCGAAGCTGTTCATTAAGTTCAATGTGGACGGGCTGCTTCGAGGCGACTATGTGAGCCGAATGAGCGGTTACGCTACCGCACGTCAGAACGGTTGGATGAGCGCCAACGACATCCGTGAGCTTGAGAATCTGGACCGCATCCCGGCGGAGCTCGGTGGCGACCTCTACCTCATCAACGGCGCGATGACCAAACTGCAGGACGCAGGTGCGTTCGCAAATATGAAAGAAACGGAGGAAACCGAATGAAGAAATTCTGGAACTGGGCACGGGATGATAATACCGGTGTCCGAACACTCTACCTTGACGGCGTGATTGCCGAAGAGTCGTGGTTTGATGATGATGTTACCCCTAAGGCATTTAAATCGGAGCTTACTACCGGTGAGGGTGACATTGTTATTTGGCTTAACTCACCCGGTGGCGATTGCATTGCGGCTAGTCAGATCTATGCCATGCTTATGGATTATAAAGGTAAGGTAACTGTGAAGATTGATGGTATCGCTGCATCTGCTGCATCCGTAATCGCAATGGCCGGAACGACGGTGCTGATGGCACCGACTGCCCTCAT